TATGGTATTCTTTTATGTCGGCTTCTGACATCATATTCTGTGCTTCATCAACCCATTAAATTTTTTAAGTTCATGCTCAGAAATATTTTGTAAACCATTGGTACGGTTATAGATTTCACGGGCTTGATTAAGTTTGGCAGTATTTTCTTTGTCAAAATTTTTAGCCTTATTACTATCTATAACCTCAAAATGTTCCTCTTTAAGTTCCGGCATCACGATGCTTTTTGACCTTTAACTTCATCTGTAAGCAGCAAAGGTTTTGCCGGCTCTTTGATGTAATCAAATGCATCATTGATGTTAATAAGAACTTCAAACTTTTTATTGTCTGCTGGTTCCTCTAACATCTCTGCACCTACTTTATATTTAAGTGCATCTTCCAATGAGTCTGCTTCTTTTATTACACTCACTGAATCTGTCGCTCCCTTGTACGAGAACGTTACTCTTCTGACTAATGTATATTTCATACTTTCCTCCTGTATTGGTTAGTCTTTGATTTTGCCATTTAAACGTTTGGCTTCTTTGTTTACTAGAATAGTAACCACCTGGGCCCTTGATACGTTTGGGTCATCAGGTACTATCACTTTTCTAATTTTGTCTATCTTAGCGTACACTTCTTTTTTCACTGAGATATTTTGATACTTGTTAAAATCAGTCATCTGTTATATCCTTTCTGTAATTAACATTTTATTCGTTTATCCTATAAAATAATAGTAGTCAAGGCAAATATGAAATTTTTTTTAACAATATACATATGCTCGGTTGTAAACCAACAATGTGCTATTCCTCCGGAGTATCCTAAAGAACAATCAAATTATTATGATTGTGTCCGAAATGGGCTTTCTGAGTCTTATGATATATTATATCAAGGTCAGTTTAGTGAGGATGTTGTAGTAAATAATCGTTTATATCCTAAGTTTTCTTGTGAACAGGTCAATATTATTGACCCATCAGAAGGCGAAAAAACTGTTTATATTTTACAATAACCATCTGTTTTAGGATCTCCCCATTCTCCTTCAGGCATAAAGTTCATAGCTAAAGAGTATCTTAATTTATCCGACTTGTTAGGTAAAATTTTATGATACATGTCACTGTGAAATATAATTAATAGATTGTCCTCTGGTTGAAAGATATACTCTGAACAGTTCCATCTATTCTCTTCTTCTATAACTGGAGCAATAGTTTTAGGAGAGTAATCTACAAACCCCAAACCTCCACAGTCGGGATCTGTTTTTAAATATAGTACAGCACTTAAAAAAGAATTGTTGTGTCGATGAGACTCAGCCGATTGAGTTGGTTCAGCTTTTGTAAACCACGATCTTGTCATCGTCATTTTGTTTTTGTATCTCATTACTTCAGAAGAATATTTATTTACACAGTTAATCATTTCTTTTTTAATAAAACTAAATGATTTTTTATTTAAAATTTCTTTGTTTATTGATGAATAAGAATAGTTAGAATATCTATTTTTATCTCCCGCTATGTGATATTTTTCTTTGTCAGCTGCTTTTAATAATTTATTTATATCAACTGCAGTTTTAGTAACATAAATAACTTTACTAAAAATTGGGTATAAAACAATTTGGTTTGGTTCAATCACTTGCCCTGGCCTTTGTAGGCTTTAAAATTTTTTCGCTTTCTTTTGTTCATTTTGCAAAGACTAGGTTTGCGTCCAATACTCGTTTTATGATGAGTAGGTTCGTGTGCTACGTGGTCTTTAAATTTTTTAGCCATTCTTTATCACTTTCCGAAAGTTGGATGTATCTTATACTACCATTGATGTGTTGTCTAGTGTCTGCTCCACAATTTGTGCATCTATAAAATTCAGAAACGATAGCAACTAAGATACTATCTTCATTGCAATGCTCACACATACCATGAACGGTATCTATGTTAGCAAAAGCTTTCATTAGATCTAGCTTAGACAAGATCTTTAGCCTTTCCAAGTATAGGTTTATATTTTGTTTTACCCTCTGATTTATAAGCGTGTAAGAATGATGCTCTTGGTTGGTCCGGTATCCAACTGCAGTGGATCCAGCCCGAGTTAGGTTCTCCTGGAGTGTAGAACTCGAGGATCAATTGATCTGGTGTAAGGTTTGATTTAATCCAATCAAATAATTCAGCGTTGTCTACACCAATACATTCGAAGTCCGCCGCCTCAGCTTTTGCATGTTGCGATCGTGCCGAGCTGCCAATGGCTTCACACAATTCTACGCTACGAAAACCGCTAGTTATTTTTACTCTGCCGAAATGGTCACGTACCGGTTGAAGAATATTTTCACACAATGCTTTTAATTTTTCTATTTGTTCTGCGTTAGGGTTGTTGTTGATGCCCCTACGTATTGCAGTATCTGATTTAGTAAGCTCTGAGAGCGTAAAATTACGTGATAAATTCATTATTCTAATATTAATTTTTTTATTGAAAGACTTCCGTCAATATTTTTCTCCACCTCTGCCATAGATTTTATGCACTGGTGTTGTATATTTTTTCCGGTTTCAGTTCTCTTGGCATATCTCTTACCTTTCAAACACATTGCCATAGAGTGTTTACCTGTGTCAGGATCTATTTGAATTCTGTGTTCTTTAATCTCTCCGTTGACTATCATAAGAAGAGCTACAACTTCTAAAATCATAATACCTTGCCTTTGTTTTGTCCCTCTTTAATTACATATTTTTGTGTGCCATTTGCACCAATCTCTACTTCTTTTTTTAAATTTTTTGCTAAACTCATAGCTTTGTTTTCTTTGTTTATACTAGCTATGTAATCTAAAACTTTTTTAGTAATTCTTCCCGTTGCCATTTTCTCTTACCTTATCTTTTAATTCTTCAATATCTTTTAGTGCTTTGTCTAATTGTTCACTTAAAAATTCTATGTTGACTTTGTTGGTCATGTTCATCTCTTGAGTCTTCTCCATTTTCTCTACAGACTTATAAAGATCCTCCAACAAAAAATGTTGCTCCTGATCGACGGGTACCTGTTCAGATTTTTTTAACAAATCATTTTCAAACAGTTCACGTGATGTCTCCAGCGATACCAACCTTGCCGTAAGCTCCGTGTATGCGAAGACGCCGGCTGCGACGAGCAAAATCAGACTAGCTACCGTCTTCATAGGCATCTGCACGGCAGCGGATTCAGATATGTTTAAAGGTTGTTTACTCATTTATTTTTGGTTTTGGTAGCGGAAGTATATAATCTTTAGGATCTACTTTCAATGGCTGTGAGGGCCTTACAAAGATAGCCAATAAACACAATAATAATATTAAAATTGCTGTAAATCTGTAATCCATTAGGGCCCTCTTTGCTCATTATCTAGTCCAAAATATTAATCTTCTAGAAAAATTTTTTATTTTATTCCAAATTTTTTTAATCATATTTTCCTCCACTAATTTCATAGTTTCCCATACACAATCGCAAAAACTACATTTAGCGATTCCTCTATGCCTATGTCCACAGTCCATGCATATTCCATTTACTACATTAATCATTTTTCTTTTCCTCCATTTCATAAAAGAAATTATCAGTGTCTTCAGTTCGCCACTGTTGAGTATCTTCTACGTTCCATTCAGTCGTTTGCACTTTCCAATCAGGAATATTATCCTTCACTGTAAAAGAAGGTAAGTCCCAAATTAATCGATTGTTAGGTTGTGCAGCATAGTTGCCGTCATCTAAGGCAAGTATGTGAGCGCATTTATGTTCATGCGGGATCTCTGAATGATCAGTGTCAACGATGTTACTCTCTGGATGAGCAAAGTCAATAGTAAATAAATATTTACCAGTATGCCATTTTTTATCTTTACCTATGTATTTACCAGCTTGTCCGTCTAAAATATCATAACTAGTAACAGCAGGATAATAACTAAAAGAATTCCAAAGCTCCAGTTCATCAATTCTCTTACGTGGAACAGCTGCGGGTTCATAACCACGTTGAATAAAAGCCGTAATTGGGAGACGATAAAAGATTGCACCGTTTTCCATAATAGCATGCCATAAGATAGCACGACCTGACATACAGCTAATACCAAAGATAATACAGTCTTCAACTTCTCCATGATGTTTTTTAAGATCATATAAATATTCTCTCCTTATCTGTGCATATTGCACGGGTATGTTTGCATTTAAATAAGCCATAGTTAACCATTAATATCTCCCCAAGTTTTGCCCTTTTCATAATCAACTTTGTTGGGGACTTCCAAAGTTACAGCGTTTTCCATAACATCTACTATTTGTTGTGCGTGTTTTTCATCTCGAACACTTACACATAGTTCGTCATGAATTTGTATGTGAGCTACTATACCAGATTTATAAAGATCTAACATTGCTTTTTTTGTCATATCAGCAGCTGACCCCTGTATTAATTTGTTTAATGCTTTGTAAGTATATGCTCTTCTAATTCCTGGTCCGTGTTCCTGGAGTGCTTCTTCGTGAGGCAATGCTTTATGCATACCGAATTGATTTGGTTCCCACAAATGAAATCTACACAATCGTCCCAAGAGAGTTCGAATTTGACCACGCTCCTGGGCACGATTGGAAGCACTATTCATTAACTGCTTAACGAAGGGAACTTTAGCGTGGTATTGATCGAACAATTCTGCGGCCTTATCTTTTGATACACCTAACTCTGCCTGGAGTTTAGCTTTACCCATACCATAAAATAAACCCAGGTTAATTACCTTGGCTTGAGATCTAGGTATCTTTGCCATGTCTGCTACAACCTGGTGAAAGTCTGTAGAAGTATCATTTTCATAATTATCTATTACATCATTAACTGATGGAAATTTGTGTAAAGCTGCATAATGTACTACCAGCCTAGGTTCTTGCTGAGAATAGTCAAAACAACCCCACGTATGGCCTTCCTCTGGTATAAATATAGACCTAATCATAGGTCCAAGATCCTTATTTCTGGCTGGAAGCTGCTGTAAATTTGGGTTTGAGTATGAGAATCTACCAGTCACAGTTCCGCCATAATCCGACCTTATTTGATTTATGTCTGCATGGATCCTGCCTTTATGTTCATGTTTAATTATGGTATCAATAAAAGTAGTATGAGCTTTATTAACTTCTCTAGCTTGAGCAATCATTCTAACTACTGGATGACTATGATTAGAAATAAAATTTTTAGTGAAAGATGGGGCCTGTGATTTTGCAGTTCGTTCGTATGGTAAACCAAGTTTATCAAAAACTTTCGCAACACTTCTTGCAGCCATTAGCTGAACGTCTATGTGCGTTTCTTTTTTTATTTTGTGCAGGAGTTCTTCTTCTTGCAATGTTAACTGCTGCTTCAATTTATGAGCTCGTTGAACGTCTACTCGGACTCCAAGGAAACGCATGTCTACCAGACAAGGAAAAAGATCAGTTTCCAATTCAAAAATAGATTCAACATCTTGATGTATTAATTCTTTTTTAAATATTTGCCAAAGTTCTAATGTAAGTTCTGCATCTTTCTCTGCATAAGATCCAACATACATTGCTGGTAGTTGCCACATATCTGCTTTAGGATCTAGTCCTCTAGACTTTGCTTCTTCGTTTAACGCAGCTTCGTTTTTACCATGGCCTAAATAATCCCAGGACAAACTATTTAAATCAAATCTAAATCTGTTCTCGTCAATTAAAGATGCAGCAATCATAGTATCTACTATCTGTCCATTTATTTTAAGACCCATAGATTTAATCCAACACACATCATACATTGCATTATGAAATATTTTTATAGCATCTGATTCACAAATATCTTTAAACCATTCTAAAGTTTTTTTGCGGTCCATGTTTGGCCCTGATCCGTGAGCAATTGGAAAATAAAATTTTCTACCAGGTACAGCAACAGCTATACCTACAACTTCTCCATTACCAATAATAGAACCTGAACCTTTAGATTTTAAATCAGGATCTCTTGTTTCTAAGTCAATCGCAATCTCGTCGTACTTTCTTAGATCAGGATATTCCTCTGGTTCATTCCATTCTGTTTGTGCTTCAAATAAAGGTACTTTCATTTCTTTTTTGTATCTCTTATCTTTAACATTTCTAATTGACAATAATGTACTATCTTTTTAAGATCCTCTATTCCACCTTTTCGTTGATACCTACAAACGTACTTCACAACGTTCCCCTGAAAAAACGAAAGATCATTTTTAGAAATAAACTCATAAGGTTGGATTGGAAACTTTGTGTAGTGATTCCCGCCTACCTGACTGTATTGTGGAAATGATTCTTTAAATATATCTTTATCTGTCATAGTTGATACCCCTTCCTTTCAATTTTTGCTCTCATTAAATATAAATTTCTTTTAGCTCTCGTGCAACCTACATACCATACTCTGTGCTCTTCGTCACGCTTTATTACGCTTTTTATTGTAGCTTCTCTTATTTTTTTAGCATTGTCTAATACTAAAATTACGTTCTCACATTCGCCTCCTTTTGCTGCATGAATTGTAGATACTTTGATTCGTGCTTCCTCACTTAATTTTTCCTTATTTGATAACATTAATCTTATATAAATTTTATCTTCAGCTGGAGCATTGTCAAAACATTCAAACCATTTTAAATCTTTTTTAAGTTCTCTATTGCCCATGTATTCTTTGATATCTTCTAATGCTGTATCTGATACTGTTTCTCCATTTAACCATTTACTGTGATTAATAATTGCTCTGTATAGTTTAGTGTTATAACTTTTTTGATGTTTGTTTTCGTAGTACAAACCTTTAACTTTTAATAAATTACAAATTTCTTTTGATCTCGATATGGTTCTAGTTAAAATTAACCAATCCTGACTAAATAAGTCAAGATTCTCTAAACTATTAATTTTACTACACAAACCTTCTTCATTTCTAGGTAAATAATTTTTAGTTGCTCTTAGTCCTTCTATTCTTGCCGTAATAATTTCAGAAATATCTTGCACTGCTTTTGGTATTCTTCTAGATTTAGATAACACTTTTTCTATTGCA